AAGTTACAACTGCAATAAAGAAACTTTACAAGTTAAAGAAAAGAAAGAAAGTAATTCAAGGTGGTACATCAGCTGGTAAAACATTTGGTATATTGCCTATACTTATTGATAGATGTATAAGAACACCTATGCTTGAAACAAGTGTAGTATCTGAATCAATACCTCACTTACGTAGAGGAGCTATGAAAGACTTTCTAAAAATTATGGTAGCAACCAATAGGTTTAGAGATAATCAATGGAATAGGTCATCTTTAAAGTACACATTTACCAATGGTAGTTACATAGAATTTTTTAGTGTTGAACAACCAGATAAACTAAGAGGAGCAAGAAGAAATGTATTGTATGTAAACGAAGCAAACAATGTACCTTTTGAAGCATACACACAATTAAGCATAAGAACAAGTGGAGATATATGGATTGACTTTAATCCAACTGCTAATTTTTGGGCACATAAAGAAGTTGTAGGCAACGATGATGCAGACTTTATTACATTAACATACAAAGACAATGAAGCTCTACCAGAAACGATTGTAAAGGATATAGAGAGTGCAAAAGACAAAGCAAAGGATTCAGAGTATTGGAGCAACTGGTGGAAGGTATATGGACTTGGTCAAATAGGAAGTTTAGAAGGTGTATGTATTCCAGATTGGAAAGAGATAACACTACCAGCAGAAGCAAGGTTGTTATGTTATGGAATGGACTTTGGTTATAGTGCTGACCCAACTACATTAGTAGCTTTATACAAATACAATGATGCATATATCTTTGATGAGGTAATATACCAAAAGAAATTGCTTAATATAGACATCTCAAATTTATTAAAGCAAAACAATATACAAGAGATAATATATGCAGATAGTGCAGAGCCTAAATCTATTGCAGAGTTAAAAAGTTACAGACATAAGATATTACCTTGTACAAAGGGTAAAGATTCAATTGTATATGGTATCAATCTAATCAATCAGAACAAAATATTTGTAACCAGCAGAAGCAAGAACTTAATGAAAGAATTACAATCATATACTTGGATGAAAGACAGAGAAGGTAATACTATTAATAAACCAATTGATGCTTTTAATCATTGTATTGATGCAGCACGTTATGCAATATCTTCACAACTAAAGAATCCAAATGCTGGTAAATACTTTATAAGATAAATGAATAATGAACAGATGATTGCAATTGTAGAGTGCTTTATACACCACAAAACTGGAAAGGAAGTAAGGATTGCAAAGCCAACAAAACCTAACCATTACTTACTACTTACAAAAGCCTATGAAAATTGTAAGGGTTTTTTTATAAAACATTAACAAAAAAGTATTATATAATTATATGAATATAGAAATAAACGTACCAACATCATTAAACGAAATTACTTTAGAGCAATATCAGAAGTTCTTAAAGGTAGCAGAAGAAAATCAAGAGGGTAGCTTTTTAAATGCTAAGATGATAGAAATCTTTTGTGGTATTCCTTTATCTGATAGTTATAAATTAAAGATGTCAAGTGTTGAAGCAATAGTAGATATATTAACAGAAATGTTAAATGAAACACCAACACACATTGACAAGTTTTCTTTAAATGGTATTCAGTATGGTTTTATACCAGACTTAGATGAAATGTCTTTAGGAGAGTATGTAGACTTAGATGGTAACGCATCTGATTGGCAGAAAATGCATATTGCAATGAATGTGCTTTATAGACCAATTGTAACAAGTAAGGTAGGTAAATATAACATAGAAGAATATACTGCTGATAATTCAGAGAAGATGAAAGATATGCCATTGGGTGCAGCAATAGGTAGTCTTTTTTTTTTCTACAATTTAGGGATAGAGTTATCGAAGCATACGATTCTTTATTCCAGCAATCAAGTAGAAATGGAGATTATTCAAGAGCAGCTAATTTCGGAAACAAATGGGGTTGGTACTCATCAATTTTTAGTCTCGCTGGAGGAGATGTTAGAAAGCTTGAAGATATCACTAAATTAAATATACATCAATGTTTTACATTTCTATCATTTACAAAAGAAAAAGCAGAGATTGAAGCACAACAAATAAAAAGTAAGTTCTAATGAAAGGGTTTTATCAAGTAACGGAAACAATAAAGAATCAATTACTATCAGACGTAAATGTAAATACAGTTACTACTGGAGACATAACAAAGATTGATTTAAGCAAACAAACTATATTTCCTTTATCACACATAATTGTAAATAACGTAAACAACGAAGATAATGTATTGCGTTTTAATCTATCTGTTTTATCAATGGATATTGTAGACGTTTCAAAAGAAGCAGTAGTAGATATTTTTGTAGGTAACGATAATGAGCAAGATATACTTAACACACAATTAGCAGTTCTTAATAAACTATCACAAGTATTAAGAGGTGGTACATTACACCAAGACTTATACCAGTTAGATGGCAATCCTAGTTTAGAGCCTTTCTATGATAGGTTTGAAAATGAGATGGCTGGATGGGCAATGACTTTTGATGTGCTTGTAAATAATGATATCAATATATGTTAAAGAACGTACAACAAGAGCTGAACAGATTTGCTAAGTATGTGATTCAACAATCAAGAACGAATCTAACAAAGGGTAAAAAGAATAGCTCTAAGGCACTTTATAATAGTTTAGACTATGACTTAAACGTAAGTCCAAATAGTTTCTCTATGAGCTTTCTAATGGAAGATTATGGTATATTTCAAGACAAGGGTGTAAGTGGTATAAAGAAGAAATACAATACACCTTATGCTTATACAAACAAAATGCCACCTCCAAGTAAGATGGATAAATGGATAGTAAGAAAAGGTTTAAAAGGTATAAGAGGTAAAGATGGTAAATTCATATCAAGAAAGTCTTTACAATTTATGATAGCAAGAAGCATTTACAATAATGGTATTAAACCAAGTTTGTTTTTTACTAAGCCATTTCAGAAAGCATTTAAAAACTTAGATAAAGACATAATAGAAGCATACAAATTAGATGTTGAAGAACTACTAAAATTTACAACAAATGGGAATAATTAACGCAAGAAGTCCACACTTTTTATCTGTATCAGATGCTGACTTAGCAACTGCAACTTTAGATATAGAGATTTATACTGGAGATGAAACAACTGGTTATAGTGGCACACCTACATATTCTTTAAGCAAACAGATAATACTAAACACAACTAAAATATCTTTTGAAATATCTGAGCTTGTAAGGGATTATTTAGATATAACTTTTAATGGAGATTATGATGGTTCTGCTGAACAATCTTGTAAATGGGTAAGAACAATACTTACTGCAAAAGATGGTAATGGGATACAATTGTCACAAACAATAAGCACAGACTTAGCATTTAATAGCTATGGATATTTTGAAGAAGGTGCAAACTATTCTTTTGAGTATGAGGGTTTGTTAATGAGCAACAACGAAATGTTTATAAAGTCTGGGGATGAGATAAAGATACCAGTTCAAACAGACAGAAGTGTAACTATTAAATTTTATGATTCAGATAATGGGTTATTAGATTCTGAAACATTTACTTTATCAGACCAATCACAAGACAAGGTAATATATTCTTCTTATGCTGATGACCAAGCAGTAAAGGCAACTATTCAATATACTGGAGATGCTGGTGCAGAAACATCAACTGTTAAAATATCACAATTAAGCGAGTGTAGATTTACACCATACAAGACAACATTTATAAATAAGTTTGGAATGTTACAAGATTTGTATTTCTTTAAAAAGTCAGTTGAGAAAATGACTACTAAAAGAGAAAGCTACAAAGCAAACACTTTAACATCAAGCAACACTTACAATACCTACAATCATACAAAAAGAGATTTCAATATCGTAGCAAACGAATCAGTTTCTTTAAGTAGTGGTTTTGTAAATGAATCTTACAACGAGGTGTTTAAGCAGATGATGTTATCAGAAAAGGTATGGATTACAAACCCAAACAATCAAGTATATCCAATCAATATAAAGACAAGCAACATCACATACAAGACAAGTGTAAATGATAGACTTGTTGAATACACAATAGAGTTTGATAATTCTTACAATGTTTTAAATGACATAAGATAAATGCAGAAAATACAACTATACATAGAAGGTCAGAGAGTAGATTTATTTGATGATGAAAGTGTTGTACTAACACAAACAATCCAGAACGTAAAAGACGTTCAAAAAGTGTTTACAGACTATTCAAAGACATTCACATTACCAGCAACAAAAGAGAATAATAAAATATTTAAACACTATTATAACAATAGTATTACAAATGGTTTTGATGGTAGAAGTAGAGTAAGTGCGACCTTAGAATTAAATCATTTAAAATTTAAGAAAGGTAAAATAAAGCTTGAGGGTGTTGATTTAAAAAACAATGTACCATATTCTTACAAAGTTAGGTTTACTGGTAATACAGTTACATTAAAAGACTTACTTGGAGAAGATAAACTAGGTGCTTTAACAGACTTAAATTCAAACACACTTGTTTATAATGCTGCTAATGTAAAATCAAAGTTACAAGCAAACCCAGCAACAAACGATATTATAGCACCCTTAATAACACATACTCAAAGATTAGGTTATAACTCTAATTCATCTGCAAATGAAGAAGGTAATGTTTATTATGAAAGTGGAGGTGGTGCTAATTTACACGGAGTTTCTTGGGATGATTTAAAGTTTG